TAGCGCGGATCAGCACTCCAGGAGTATTTTTCTGCACACTCATTGCCCAGAGGTGTAACGATCATGTCGCTAAACCTGAGGGGGAACTTGTCTCTATCGCTCAGGGTTGTATTGAGTTGGAACTGAAGAGCGAAGTTTGAGCGTCCCATTGACGCTTCCCGCTCGGTTAGTTCCTTGTCTGAGAAGCGTGTGTCTGTTGGAGCACCAGCTTCAGCGCCATTGTCGAGATCTTCTAGTAGCTCGGGGGCTAGTAGACCCTCGTAGTTAGCAACATTGGCTGGATAGCGTGACGGCCAGACGTATGGGCGGTAACCACGTTCAGCGAGTTTTTGGTAGCAGGTAAATGATGTTTGTGGGGTTCCTAGAAAGATGATCCGTGAGGTGGGTTTAGGCATAAGGATTGCCTCAGCTTCTGAAATAAGCTGGATCAATTTCTCCCTCTGCATGTCTGTGGCAGAGTTATTTGGAACCTCAACATCGTCGAATAACAGAATATCCGATCGGGATCCGGTCATGTTTCCCGTGATGCCTACTGATTTAACACTAGGACTCTGGGTAGGTTTAGTTCCACCGATGTCAAAGTTAATGCGAGACCATCTGTATTCGTCACCCTTTGGTCTCATGTGTGCAAGCCAAGGGACGGTAAGGATCAGCTTCTGAATAAAGATGCTGTTGTTGTCTGCCCGTTCCTTTGACGCAGAGACACACATTACCTTGACATCAGGATCTTTGTATAGCTCCCAAAGGACATAGGCGGCTGTGACATAGCTCTTACCAATACCTCGAAAGGCCTGTACTTGTAGGCGCTTAGGGCCATTTTGCAGGTAGTCAGCAATACAGTATTGGGCTCTAGTAGGGCTGGGCAGGTTTAGCTCATGCCAGATAGCTGACAGGAAGATTTTAAAGTCGCCTTTTAGCTTGGCCTCTACAACATCAGTCTTTTTCATAGTCGGCTTGTATCTCAATAATGTCCAGACCCTTTACCTCCGATGGACGGGAGCTGAAGCGGTGTGGGGTAGTAAAATCTTGTGAGGGAAGGTGTGGTTCAATCGCTTTGTCTACCGCTGTAACTATCTTGTGTTCTATGTAGAACGCTTCTAGTCGCCAGAGGTATGCGATACAGAAATAGGCCAGTGGATAGGGAAGTTTCTTTTTCAACCATTTAGCCAAGTCTTTGAACTCTCTAAGCCTCAGGAAGGGCTCTGCATTGTTATTCATAACCAAGTACACCTAAACAGCAAAAGGAGGCCCGCGCAGAGCCTCCTAGGTGCCTTACAGAAAGAATCAGTTCTGGGTGGAAGTTGCCAGACCAATAGTTCCAGTAGTTTTACCGCCAACAGTTGCATTACTGACGTTGTTGTACTTGGTTGTGATCGCAACATTGATCAAGTTGATCAAGTCGGCAACTGTGTAATCAGCAGAAGCAGCGTTAGCCACTGTCTGGGTAAGAGCAACAGTAGTGTGGTGTGTGTATTCAGTTTTAAGAATGTAATCGCGTTGATTAGAAATAGCCATTGTTAGTAAGCAATTTTGAGGTCTAAAAATTCGTTTAAGGAAAGACTGCCCTTGGCTTGGTTACAAGGAAGACACGCTGTTCGGCAGTTAGCGGCATCTGTAGGTCCCCCTTTGCATTGAGGAACTACATGATCAATTGTTAGGTTGTCTGTAGAACCGCAGTAAACACAGCGGTATCCATCCCGACGTTTAATCTCTTCTCTCCACATTCGCTTAGCGTCACCGCTGCGAAACGTGAGGAGTTCGTGCATAAGAGACCGAGGCGTGTCCATAAGCCATTAACCTTTTTTAAGTCGTCCATTCCGGCCTGATCCATTCCTGGCGCGGTTTTTCTTGGGTGCTTCTTTGACTAGCTTTCCTGACTTGGTGTGAGACATATCAGGCCCGCCCTTGCCATAGATACCTTCACGCCGTCTTGCAGCGTTTAGTTCAGATCTGTATTTACGGTTCGCACTTGATTTGTTTCTCTGCCGTTGTGCAGCATTCTTCTTTGCGCGAGCGTCAGGGTTTTTGGCGTAATAGCGGGCACTCTTTCCAGGGGAAGAAGAGCGACGAGGTGCCATTACTTCTTCTTCCTACTGCGAAGCTTTTTAAAATCAGCCGCGTCAATCTTGCTCTTGTTACCTGCTTGTTTAGCAATCTTCTTTTGGCCAGAAGACAGCTTCTTTTTAGGGCGGCCCTTCTTAGAGCCGTAAGTTCCGGGTCCCATTGGCATCAGAATACTCCGGGGATAAGTTGCCCTGTTGTTGCATAAGCACCAATAGCTGCAACGATGCCAAGCATTGCCAAGCGACCGTTTAATTTTTCAGCTTTTTCGTTGTGTGTCACGGTTACTTCCTTGATATACATTTGTGGCTCAGTAGCCCAAATCTGAGTATCGTTCATTTCTTTATTTTTTTTTCTTAGGGAATCCTTTTTTCATGTTGGCGTAAGCCTTAGGCAACACGGTTGAGTTCTTTTTTGAACGCGACGTACCGGCTTTCTTACGCTTATTGATATTGCGATAAAGACTCATGAGATTTCACTCTGTACGTCATCAAAAGTCAATTCAGGAATTAGACCCATCAGATCAGCCAACGGGCTTTCATCGACAGGAATGCCTGTAATGCCATTTGTTTTTAGCCACTCGCAAGCAGCACGGAGATCGGCAGTGGAGGATTCACCGGCCTTGATACGTGAAATAAATTCAGAGGTAACAAGGCCGTGAAGCAGCTCAAACTGTTCCTCTGTACCCATATTTGTTTGTTCTTGTTTTGCCATTAGGAGTCTCGCAATTTATCGAGTTTTTCCTCGATGCGGATCATGTGGCTCTCCATTTTTTCAAGAGCAACCACGAAATCGCTTTTAACCACATAGTTCTGAGCGAAATACAACTCAGTACGGTCTAAGCGATTATCGAGATCTGAAATGCGGTTATGGACTGAATTAATACGGTTATGGAGGCGATTAGCAATAGCAGACACACCAGCAACAACAGCAATGCCTGCCGAAATACCGGCTTCAATCATTGGCTTCAATTAACTTGATTAGTTTTTCTGAATATATTGGATCTGTTGCATAGCCTTCAGCTTTAAGAAGGTAGCAACATTCTTGCCAAGTCTCTGCACGGTTTACACCGCGATAGGACTTGTAATCCTTATACCACTGGGTGACTAGCTCGAGGATACAAGCGTAAATAGTTGGATAATCCTTGAATGAAGCGCGAACAGTTACAGCGCCTGAACCATAGTCTTCCCAAGTTGTCTTAACAGTACCTGGACCTTTGATTCCAAAGAAATTGTTTTTACCTGATACGTGTTGGCCCCAAGCACTTTCCAACGCCCATTGAGCAGCCACTACCTGCGGGAACTTAGCCCCCGCTTGGATGGCAGCCAACTCGATACCATCCCACGTATTGGAGATAGATTCGGGGTAATACGCTGAGCGCCAAAGCTTGACCCAACTAGCCTCATCAGACAAATTATCAGGCCCCAGAGTTTCCTCTAGGGCTTCAAGTGCTTTGATTTGATGGTCAAGGCCTTTGAAGTGATCAAACAGGTCTATGATTTTAATAGACATGTCAGATACTACATTGGCCAGTCTTGCAAGGGAACAGTCCCCTGCGAATGATGGCCACTGCTTGGTCATCCACGTCATTGTCGGTTTGTTCTGCTAGTTTTTGAAGCAGATCAACAATCAACCTCTTGACCTTATCAGAGGACAAGAATGAAAAAAGAATAGGGCGAATAATAGTAATCATAATCAAGACCAGGGAGTACCGGACGCTTTAGTAGGTGCTTTTTGCTCGTCAAGTTGGGCTTGAAGTGCTGCTTCAACTTCTGCAACTTTCTCTGCAGTCAGTTGATCCTTAACCCAACCCACTACTGTTTCTTCAGTAAGATCAGCAAAAGGTACAAGTGTTTCGGGCTTTTCAAACCCAATCGAACCGTAAGCGCCAGCGTTGTAGGTTTCGTCAGTAGCGTTTACAGTGTAGTGAGCATTGAATACATAACCATCCGCAGTTTCACGGTCAAGGTTTGCAATTTTCCAAGTAGTAGTTGTAGCCATTTGTAATTAGTAAGATATAGGGTGAATAAATTATGCGCTTTCAAGTGCCGCGACTTTGGCAGATAGTTCAGCAACTGCACCAAGTAGTTTCATGATCAAAGCATCGTGACTAATGCCCTTGTAGCTGTCGTCCAGCTCTTCATATGTGGCTGGTGTGACGTTACCTTCTTCGTCAGTAGTTTCAGGAGTTAGTTCAGCACCTTGCTTAGTGCGAGCAATGGTCTTAACGAGGCCAGGGCAAATTGCTTCTACATCCTGTGCAATTAGACCAAGTTGACGTGTGCCGTTGCTTAAAGGTGCTTCAGCGTTCCAGTCATAGTTCTTAAGTTGAGCACCCAGAGCTACAATATCAGCAAGCTGAGCATTAGCAGGCGTGATGTTTTCCTTAAAACGTTGATCAGAAGTCAGGACGCTGCCGCTTGCTGTGACGGTGCCATCAGTGACAATTGCGCCATCTTTTGCGATTGAAACAGTTCTGTTTCCGGCAGCATAGCCGCCGTTAAATACACTTAGTGCGCTGCCGGCCCCCGATAAGGTAGAAGCAGGTCTGAGATTGATATAACCTTGAGCGTCAATTATAGCCCCGCCACCACTTGAATTTACGTCGCTTACGTTAACGGTGCCGCCATCAGTAACGCTAAATGTAATTGTCCCATTAGATGATCTGCCTTGGAAATTATGACCCCCGGATTCGTACTGTCTAGCTTGTACAGCGGGATAGCCTGTACTAGAGTCGTTGGACTGGAACTTACCACCAATTACTCCAGCTGCACTTCCTGAGTTGCCGTCAACTGTGCCCACAAAAGTAGCACCCGAACTGTTGATTCGTAGGCGCTCGGTGCTATTAGTTCTAACTAAAAAGTCTCTTGAACCTCTTACGTTTATAAGTAGATCGTCTACAGAACCTGTGCCAAGAGCGCCTTTTTCAGCTCCGATATCAGCAAATGCGGTACCGGCAGTTTCAAGAGTTATATAACATCCATTCGTAGGAGCGTTCAGAGTTATTGCTCTGGCTCCGCTAGTTGTATCTATTTTTAATTTGCCTCCATTAAGGTGTAGTTGCTCCGTAGGCGATGACGTTCCAATCCCAACATTGCCAGAGCTGTCGATTCGCATTCGCTCTTGATCGTTTGTCCGGAAATGTAAATCGGCATTCTCTCGTAGCGCAATTCCAGCACCAGTAAGGCCTCCAGTGCCATACTGAAAAATTGACAATCCATCACTTATCGATGTACCTGTAGTGGCAGAAGTCAAATGGATATAAGAATTGTCACTACTGCTTGGCTCGTGTATGTGCACCTTGCGTGCAGGACTCGATATACCAATCCCAACATGACCCGAGCTGTCGATACGCATTCGCTCGGTCGATG